GTAAGCGTAGAAGCCCCAAGCGTATACGTCTCGTTCTCACTGACGTTGCTTTCGCCGACGCTGGTAGTTGTTCCGAAGAACAAATCGGCATACAACGCCCCGAATACGCGGGCCATCTTCGCCTTGCCAGTGATTTTCCCTTTGCCGCGGGCGATGTCAATAGGCCAACCAAGCTGCGAATATAGCTCCTTGATCTCAAACGAAAAGTCAACGCTGTTGTCTTGAAGTACGGCGAATTGATCGGGGCCTATACCCGTAACATCGCTTCGTGTGCCCCACAAAGCACCCACTCCGAAAATCAATTGCATCCGAGGTCTCCTATAGGGTTAGAGTTATGGTTAGGGTTGCGTTACGCAGCCGCAAGACGTCAGTTGCCGTTCGCCACGTTGCCGTTCGCCACGAGGAAAGGCGCTGCGCCGCCGGGGATAGGCATATGGGGGAAACATTGTTTCCCCCATATGCCTATTCTCAAGGCATTTCGCACACAAGCGGCACAATCAATAGCGCCTGCGAGTCAATATCTCCTGGGTCTTTGAAAACGTTGCCTTCGATACGAACCCAGTATACAAGCCCACCGAGCGTGTTGCTATTCGTACTAAAGTTATCGGGTTTGATAAAAGCTGTTTCAAAGGCTTCCATTATAATATCCAGCATGGGTCCGCCCGGCGAGCTATCGCTCCGCACATAGCACCACACGCCCAGCTCAAGCCTACGACGAAGCAGCCCAAGACCACGATATTCGTCCGTTTCCCTATGTGTCACTAGAAACGCCGCCGGCTGTTGAGCAGGGTCCACATCGGCCCACAAGCGGAGCCTGGCCGGAACCACAGGATTTGCCGTGTCAGCCGGGCCGGTGAGCCAAGTCCTAGCTCCACCGACCGGCGACACAAAGGTCATGCTGTTTATCACGCCGAGTATGGCGGTCATCACCTGCGCTCGAGTTGCGGCGCTCATTCGCTTCCACCATCAATAGCAGCCTGCACCGCCTCTGCCATAGCACTCTTAAGCATCGGCCGCACTCCCTCCACAACAGACCGCAGATAGTTATATTCTTTGGATGGCGGATGATGCAATACACGAAGCGCATAATTATGCCTGCCATATCTGAACCAATGCAATATCGAAGCCTTGGCGGGCAAAATAGCATACGACTTCGTTCCCCCCATTTCCAATGCCCACGCTTTAGCCGATGGGGGGTCGATAATTACCTCGCCGAGAAACTTATACTTCCCCTCCCGCCAAACGTTAGTGCGAACGGAACGCCGTAGTTGTCCCGTTTGGACCTGCAAAATTTTCCCTGAGAGGTTCTCCATGACCTTTTCGTACATAAGCCTAGTCAAATCCAACACCTTGGATTTGATAGCTTCTTCGATCCGAGTGTCAACACCACGTAGCTTGTTCGTATATTGAAGATGGATGCTTATCATTATACTGGCGATCCAATAGCTGGTGGCACCACGGAAACATACGGCGATATTAGGTCCATGACCTCTGGCGGAAGGGCCGAGACATTCGCATAGGGCCTGCCAGCGCTGCCACGCAAGAAACGCACGGTCTCTTGCCCGCCAAGGCTCTTGCTCATTTCGCCAATGCGCGAGCGATACGACAGTCTCTCCGCAACCATTTGAATGCAGGCTTCTTCGAGATCAGTGGGAATGAACGAATACGAAATAAGCAACGCAGCGCCGGCATCGGCCGAGCCAAAGGTATAGAGTCCAGGCGAGGTATCAGGTGGGACGATATACTGCCCAACGCCCGTAATCGCCTTGACCGGCGTCAGCGGCAGGCCGCTAACGGCGTACGTCACTCCATTATCCCTACACCAAATTCCCTGTTGTTGAAGCACCGTGGCTACATAAGGCCCCTGCAATGACGACACAGTCTGCGGCTCATTTGCCACTAGGTATCCGGCCTGATACGTCACTTGCACGTTTTGCGCAGCGGTATAGAAACTCCCGCCAACAAACTCAATCACACAAACATCACCGGGGAGGTTGCCGGACCAAGGAACAAAACGGTAGCCATAGCTGCAGGCGCCTAGCGGCAAAGCCTCCGCAGGCGGCACGAGACATGAGCCTTGTTGCAAGGCCGTAATGCCAGTCACCGGAAAATCCGGCAACACAAGCTGCATGTTGCCAACGCCATCGAACGTCCGTACAAACGTCTGGCTATATAGCCTAGCCCGGTTCAGCTTACCGTAGATCATCGCAGTCATTGAAGCTACAAGCTGGTCCAATAGTGTCGACGGCAAACCAGAAGAATTAGCCAACCACGTCGATGCACGTGTGGCAGTCGTTAAGTCACCAGAGGCCAAGGTCATTTGCGAACCACAGGCACCGGCACCGCCTGCGGCGCCACCGACACCGCTTCGATTTCTTCTTCCAACGCTGCTATATTTGCTGCGGCCTCTTGCAGCTTCGTTCCGAGCTGGGCTTTCTCTACCGCCGCGGCGCGAAGCGCAGCATTCGCCGCGGCAAGGTCGGACGTCAGGTGCTGCACCTGGGCCTTTAGAGCTTCGGTTGATTTCGTCAACTCGCTGATAGCTCCGTCACGCAGCGGATCGGCCCTTGGCAAGTCTGGCGGCGCACCCTCCGGTGGCTTTTCCACCAAGGCGAAGCCACTAATAGCAAGGATGCGAGTGGAGAAATGGTCGGGGGCACGGAAGTAAGCGTTGCCTTCGTCATCCAATGCTTCGACGACAAAAGGCTGGCATTCAACCGTAACCCTATCACTGCCTTTAGGAAACCTGAACCACACCGACGTTTTCCTTCATATATTGCATGGTGTACAACAGCACAGGCGAATGTTCCTCTCTACTTTACATGAGAATGGACTCGAACTCGGCCTCAGTTCCGACTATCGCCATATCGCCCTTTATGGCAATGCGCTTGTCTCCGGCAACGACAACGATCTTGGCCCCACGGGCAAGAACGTCACGCAAGTATAGGCTGATGGGCGGCTTTTGCCAAGCCGTTTCGTGCCCCGGATAGGGATAGACGAAAAGAGTCTCTCGGTCCGTACCCCACGGCCAACCAAGCACCACTTTGCATACGTCAGGCCGCATGGCCTCGGACATTGACTCAACCTCAGCTCTCCGCTGAGAGTCAAGCCATAGGCAGACGTACCGTTTGCACGCATCGGGCCGGTCGTTGTAGATTTGACAACCCTTGCCGAACAGCGTTGGCCCTAGGTGCTTGCAAGGCTCTCCGAAAGCCTTGCCAACAGCCTCGACGGAAAACACGAGGCAGCAACCCGTGCAGTTTTGGCAATGGCCTGCCATAACGAAGCTCCTCGGCTAGAAGCTGAACGAACCCGTCGTCGGATTGAGGTTCGTGATGGCAGCAAACGCCGGCGAGAAGTATAGTGGAAACGTCTCATCGACGTAAACGCCATACTCATAGCGCCGAGACTTCCAGGGCCACTGGATTTGATAGTAGTCCTGGCGGACCTTCGCCTCCAGTAAATTCGCCACCCCGCTCAGTTCATACGGGCTCCGGTCCGACCAGAACAGCAGAGTGCCCGGCGGCAAGTACGGATGGACCTCAACGTCCAACGTATTGCCGAAGAACTTGTTCAGATACGACGTGACACGGCGACCTGCCACGATCCGGCCGGTCTCCTGATCGGCGTCGAACCAAATACGAAAGCCATTCGACGTTGAGGCAGCACCCAGCATAGCACCGAAGGTATTGAGCACGTCCACGGAAGAAATCAGTATGCGGTCGAAACCGATCTTATACTGATCGTAAGCCGCACGCAGAATTTGGTCGATTTCGACGAAATTCGACCCATTGAGCGTCAGCCCCGTATTCCCCGCCGGCATCGTGTAGATAATACTTCCAGCCGACGTGAAACTAATCCCCGACGGCAGCAGCGGGTTCGTACTCATAAACTGGCCAGGCGAAGGTCCAGTCACCTGGCCAAAGATTTGCGAAAGAACGCCATCGGGAATGAGTTGATCGACGCTGTTGTCGGCATACGAAGCGCCGACCTTCAAATTACCGATCGGCTGGGCCGTTGTTGCGGGATACTTCGTGAATATGGCCTGGTTGGTCGGCGTAATACCGGCGAGATACTCTGCCCCAGAAGCCGAGCCTACAAACCACGCATAGGCAAAAGCCCCAGGGAGGATAGTAGCCGTTGCCGTGACTACTTGCGTTCCGCTAGTCCCGGTGCTGGTCTCCACACTTGGCTGAGCGCTGCCGCCGCCGTACGTGTCCACACTAGCATCGGCATTGATCTTCGTAACCTGCCCCAGGACACCGCCAGTGTTAGTCACGCTGTTGTACGGCGAATACCCCAGATAGCCCATGCCCGTCAAAGCCACGCAGATGACGTAGACCGTGCCACTACTGAAGCTGCCCGTAAGCCCAGCAACAGCCCCGGCTAGCAACGTCGGTGTCGGCGTTGTGCCAAGCGCAATAGTCGCATTGCCGTTGATGAGGATTTTCTCCTCGTCAATCATCAGCGAGCGTATGGAGCTTTGCACACTGATGCCAAGAGCTTCCGGCGACAAATTCCTAGCCCCAAGGCGGGCTTCAAACGTGACACTCGACTCAAAGCCAAGGGTCTTGTACGCTGCCGTCATGTCCTGTTGCGCGACAGCAATCCGCGCACCACGGTTGCCTTCACTCACGCCCGACGAGGCACCATTCACATTGATGCCAACGATGCGCTTCCAGTGAAACGCATTACCGCCATCAGCGGCCACCCGTGGCAGACGCGAAATGCGCGGAATGAGTTCTCGATACGGGTAGAGCATCTGCACCACGGGGCGCAGGTCATACCACAATAGGTTCGTGGCCTGTTGGATCGTATCCGCCTTGGCCAAAGGCCCAAGACGCTTTTCGAGGTTTTTGACGAAGTTCTCATTCGCCAGCAAGGCGTTGACAAACTCATTGCCAATACCACTGCCTCCGGTGAAACCTACACTCTGATAGCCGTCCATGAGTTTTTCCTTTCTCTGGTAGGCATATGGGTGAAACATTGTTTCACCCATATGCCTATTCTTACCTCAACTCGGGTCCAACCTAGGGTCCGACTTAGAGCTCAGTGCGTTCCCGCCGCGCCTTTGAAGTTGGGGTCGATCACACTTTTGCCGAAATGACCCGACGTAAGCAAGTTGCCGATGACACGGGCCGAAGCCTCCGTGTGCGCCCGCTCATCGCCGGAGCCAATAGCCGCCGCATTGACTCCATCGAACAGGGCCTTTTGTAGACTATCGCCGCCCCGCTGGTCGCCCACGGCCTTCGTCAAGTCAAAGGTAAATGGCCGTTGGCGAGCGCCCGCTGCCGGCATCCGGCGCAAGACCTCGAGCTCGCCTTCAGCTCTCGCCTTTTCCACCATCATTTCGACCACGCCGACCGGCACTGGCCCACCGTTGAACATTTTCTGCAAATCGCCGAGTCCGGCGGCCTTACCAGGATAAACCCCGCCGTCGGTGGGATATGCCGGCGGCTGCGAACCGCCTCCCTTCGTCCCCGGGCCGGCACCAGCAAGCGCACTCGGGCTCAAGTCCTTGACCCCCGGCGGGACGGAATAGAAGTCTCCCTCGGGATCGCCTGTCTCTTGCCCACGCTGTCCGCTACGCGAAGCCTTTTCCAACTGGGCTTCAGCGGCTTTTGAAAAGGTCCGAGCCTTTTCAATCGCTGCAAAGGCTTTTTGCAGCTTCTCCATTGCGCCGGTATGGTCGAACTCGCCACTAGCGTCGTCATCTTCATCATCGCCCTTGGGCTTCTTCTTGCCACTGGCCTTGGCGATATACGCTGCCTTGTGCATGGCGTGGGCGTCTTCGACGGCTTTGCGAGCTTCCTTCTCCGCCGCCCGAGCCTTTTTGATATTCGCCGCCGCCGACTTAATGCGCATGGCGCGGGACGGCGTAGCTGCCCGCTTTACCAGCATGGCAATAGCATCGGCCAAAGCATCACCAGTCTTCGCTAGCGGGGCACCGTTGTCATCGTCATTTTCGATAACGTCAACGGTATCACCAGCCACATCTGCTTTTAGGGTCATCTTTCCGAGTCCTTCTCCAAGAATTGAAGTGACGTATTGATCGTCTGCGTCGGTCAAGCTCAAAGCTTCTTCACCCTCATGCTCAGACTTTTGGCTTATGACGGCTGCAAGCTGCTTTGCAATGGTTCCGAGCTGCTTCGCCAGAGCAGCATCTTTGCCATCTCCACCTTCCCGATTGCCCTCGAGTAGCAAACTGCGCTGCACGCTGCGGATAGAGTCGAAGCAATACGCCAACGTCCCAGCCGTGCTCATGCTTTTGTCCAGGGCGTCATCGTCCTCGACCGGCACCAGGTCTTTGACTCTTCGCAGCGTGAGGAAGTCCTCACCCCGCAAATCAAAGATACGAGCAAGCTCGGCTTTAGCCAGTTTCTTCGCCTTTTTGTGCGGCTTCGCCTTTAGCGGCTTCGCCGTCGGCGCCGGCTTCACCCCGGCTTTGTCTACCAAGCACTCGGCACAGTTGGCTTTGCCGTGCTTCTCGCAGACTATATCCGTATCCGCCTTGCGTGTCACGTTTTCGGTCGGCCTGGAGTCTTTCACGCTAGGCACACCGTCGGGCTGAGCATCAGGCTTGAGCTTGGCCGGCAGGCTAAAGCCATCATGCGCTGCCGGCGGCCCGGCTTTTGCCAAATCGCCAACTATCTTGGCCATTTTGGCTAGAGCCTTGCCTTCGGCCGATCGTTGCTTCTTCACCTTGAGCAAAAAGCCTGCGGCGTCGCCAATGGTCTTTGCCGATTTGGCCAGCGCGAAGCGCGCATCGGGGTTGGCCGGGCGATCGACCACGCTGATTTCCGTCATCTCAATCGCTGTGATCTTGTTTCCCTGTTTCGACAATTTCCGCCCACCGATGGAAAAGCCCTTGTAAACGCCTTCAAGGCATTTCTTCCAAGCAGCGTCGTCAACGATTTTGGCCGTGATGAACAGGCCCTTGTCGTCGACGTTGGCCTCTTCGGCCGTGCCTACGGCACTAAGTTTGTGCATTTCTCTTATGTTGCCAAAGGCCATATACTCAGGCAACGCATCTTTTACGGCGTTGAGCGTGACAATTTCGCCGTCGCTATCTTTGCGTGGCGTCGAAGCATAGCCGAAAACGTGCCTTTTTTCTTCGTCTATCTTGCAGATAGGAAGGAACAGACTAAAGTCGGTCATAGCTGTGGTCTCCTACAGTCCCGAGTCCAGAGTCATCTGCACCTGTATCTGGTCGTCCAGCGTGATGGTGCCAGACAGCGCGCATTTGACTGTCAGGCCACTGGTGCCGATATTGACGCCCGAGCAGGCGCCAATGGCATTGCCCGACGTCGCGTCGAAGCCGTTGGCGCTGGCAGCTATGCTGGTGCTCCAGAACGTCGGCGTCGGGGCGACCACCATCGGCGGGCTGAGCGGCACGTAGGTCGCGACGCTGCCGGTGACAAACGGCGCAAGCGTTGTAATAGCGCCCGGCGACGTGAACGGCGTTG